TTGACATAGTAACTTCTTCTGGGCCACCTAATGCTAATACCGTACCAACTTCATAAGAGTTATCTCCTAAGTAGTTCTCCGCAAGGTCAGCGTAATTAGCGGAAGTAGCGTTACCGTAGAAGGTACCATCACCATTAGTACCAGTATACATGTTACCCGCAGATCTCCAATCTCCGTTATCATCACACCAAGACCCCCAAGAGCCTGCTTGATCTAAGAAACCAATCTGGTTGGAATTATTATGGATTGCTCTAGTACCTTCATTTGTATCACCCATATAAAGATATGAAGAACCATCATTAGCATTAACAGTGATAGTACTATTAAATGTAGCACTATTAGTAACTGTAAGGCCGGATAATGTAGCTGTACCAGCCGAGAAATTACCACTAGAATCTCTAGATACAATTGTACTCGCGGTATTGGCACTTGTAGCATCAGTTGATATCTCAGCAGATGAGGCTTCAGCCGCAGTATGAGTAATACCTATATGACCACTACCAGTAACATCTTTCATGTAGTTACCAGTAGTTTCTGTTCCTAAAATAACACCGTTATTCTTAATGGTAACGTTACCAGAAGATACACTGAAATTATCAGTACTAAACTTAGCAACACCAGTGTTAGTGTCAGTAGCTATTTCTGCTGCAACTGTAATAGAACCAGTAGCATTAGTAATATCAATACCGTTGCCTGCTGTTAAGGTTGCTCGACTAATATTATTTCCGCCACCAATATACAACTCGCCATTGGCTAGATTTGAATCTTCTATAGTAGTTACACCATCTAAGTTGAATTTAGATGCATTAATATCAACAGTACCTGTGCCATTTGGATTTAAGTTTATATTACCATTTGAATTGGTACTTGAAATTGTATTACCATCAAATTTAAGATTATCAACTTTAAGAACTGTTATTCCTTCAACAACGCCACTAGTATGAAGCTTAATTGCATCTGCATCATTAGTACCATGAATACTTACATAGTCACCAGTAGCATTATCATCAGAAGGACATAAATGTAAAACCCCTTCATTATTTTCACCAGCAGTTTCAGAAGTCTCATGCATTATATATCCAGGGTCATTACTCCCATCACCTGCACCAAAGTGGATATATGATTTATCAGTTGTTGTATCTGCAAATGTATCTGCAATATTAGTAGTATTAGCTTCTAATAAGAACCTAATACTATTACTATCTGTTGTTTCATCATTAAATAACCATAGTTCATTACCATTAAATAAGAATCCAGAGCCATCATTATTAGCAGTTGATTTGAACTGCAACTTACCTGTATGCTGTATAGTTGCTCCATAACCTAAGTTTAAACCTGTATTATCAAATACAAATCTTCTTGTATTACCGTGATCATATCCACTTTGTGTATTTGTAAATATTTCAACAGAACTATCTGAAGCAAGAATTAGTTCTTCAGTTGAATTATGTCTACCATATGGAAGAGATGTGTTATTCGTAGGCGCTGAACCTTGAACACCACTTCTTACTACACCTCCAGATTCACCTGATGCTATAAATGTTGCTCCACCGCCATTTCCAAATAATACAGAATGAGCATCCCCGTCTGGTGTAGCTCCATCCCCCTGGAAGTTAATAAATGTAGATCCAGAGTACTGTATTGAACTTCCATCAAATGTAATATTATCTACTGTCAATTTACCTTGAATATTAACAGTAGCATCGATGTCCATTTCAGTGTTAATATCAATCTTGCTATAAGCAGCTAATACTAAATTACCACTAGTCGTTGTAATAGTATTGCCATCAATTTTAACATTGTCGATATCAGCAAATCCATCAATGTAAACATTACCATCAATATCCATATTAGCATTAACATCAATAACACCGGTAGATGTAGCAGTATCTAATACTAAATTACCAGTAGTAGAACTAACAGTATTACCGTTAATTTTAACGTTATCAATATCTAAAAATCCATCAATATAGACGTTGCCGTCAATATCCATATTAGCATTAACATCAATAACACCGGTAGATGTAGCAGTATCTAATACTAAATTACCACTAGTCGTTGTAATAGTATTACCATCAAGTTTAAGATTATCAACTCTAAATTGAGTCGAAGCTTTCCAGTAGTCACCGTATTCAATCCATTTGAATGTAGCATTAGTACTATTACCTCTTTCAATTTCAATACCACCGTCTTCAGTAGGAGTTGCTGCTGAATTACTATTAAGAACAATAATATTATCGTGAATATTTACTGTTTCAGTATTAATTGTAGTTGTAGTACCAGTAACTGTTAAGTTACCACCAATAACAGTATTGCCAGTTACATCTAATGTACCATTAATATCAGTATTGCCAGTTACATTTAATGTACCATCAATATCAGTATTGCCAGTTACATCTAAGTTTTTAGATACATTAATATTACCGGTAATATTCATATTACCCCAAGCATTATTACCATCTTTTGCTATAGTAACAATCGATTGGTTATTAGCCACCATCAGAAGGGTATCAGAATCTGTACCATCTTCTGCTGTAATATATGTATCTAAATCAAAATCAATAACATTAGCACCTAAAGATCCCCAATTAGCGCCATCAAAACCTTCGAATGTGTTCTTAGTAGTGTTGTATCTGATACCACCTTTGGTACCACCAAAATTTGTTGTAACGTTATCTGTATTTTGATAAGTAGTTGTACCTACTGGTATAATAAGCTCATGACTAGCAGCAGAGGTTCCACCTAAACTTCCTAAAATATATTCAGAAAATGTAAAGCCAGTGGTAAGGTTAGAATCATATACCTTCTCACTACCAATATTTAATATACCTAATGCAGTTAATGTATTATTAAACTGAGTATTATCATCAACTACTGAAGTACCATCAGTAATAGTTCGAGGTTGATATCTATTATCTAGCTCTTGGCCAGCAATAAAGATATTACTAGCATTAAATGTCCCATTAATATCTAAACGATATGCAGTATGTGCCGGAGAAGTAGTTGTAGTATCAGCTGATTTACCAATACCTACATTTTGGTTAGAGTCAATAGTAATTGCTTGAGTGCTACTACCAGTACCAATATATAACTCACTAACACCAAATATACCGGTAGTTTTTAGATCATTATCTTGAGCAAATATTAGGTTACCATTTAGGGTATCACCAGTAGCATTAACAAAGTCAGCTGTTAAATCATCTTGTCTGTTTTTAATCTCAACAATAACGTCAGTAATATTACCTTTGGTCCAACTATTAGCTGTCATTAGGCCTTCATAAGTACTCCATGTACCTACATCACCTTGTAAAGCATCTACATTATCTTCTTCAGTATCTAATCTACCTTCATGGTTATTAAGAGCCCCAATTAATGTAAGATTATCAGTACCATCCCATAATGTATTTGTTAATGGGAAACCTTCAATACCCTGGATAGCTGATACCAATGAGGTATGTGTTCCATATAAGTCGTCAGCAGCAAATGCTACAGTATTTTTATTAGTTTGTGTACCACCAACTAAAGCGTTGAATTTATCTAATCTAGCAACTTGATCATTATGGGCCGCAATAGAAGTATTAATTACATCCTTACCAGTATAAGCACTTTTAAATGTGGCTTTAGTAGTAAATCCTAAAGATGTATCATGGTTGTCTAAACGAGTTTCATGCTCATTTAATGCCCCTATAACAGTATCAGTTGCTGTTGCCCCAAGATAAGCTGTTTTAAACGTGGCTTTAGTAGTGGCTCCAACCATAGAGTCATGGCCGTCTAATCTAGTATCATGATCATTTAATGATCCAACTAATGTAGTTCCATCACCTGTATATGTTGCCGAGAGGGTAAAACCTTCAATGCCATTAATAGCATCTACTAACGATGTATGTGTTCCATATAGATCAGTACTTACAAATGCCACCGTAGCATCGTTACTTTGGGTACCACCAACTAAAGCGTTGAATGTATTTAATCTTGAATATGCTAAATTTAAAGCAGCTAAGATTGTACTTGAATCACCATTATAACTTGTTCCCCAAGCAGTCTCATCAGCCACCCCAATAGTATCATCATGATTATCTAAACGATCATCAAAACTATTTAATACTTTAATTGCTGTAGTTAATGCAGTATCACCAGTAAATGCTGTAGCAAATGATGTAGCATCTGTTGCCCCAAACATAGTATCTTGGTTATCTAATCTAGTATCTTGTGCAATTAATACCGATACCATTGTAGCATCATCAGTAGTACTTGCATCACCAGTATAAGCAGTATTAAATGTAGCTACTGTTGATGCTCCAACCATATCATCAATATTATTTAATCTTAACCATGCATCATTAAGGGCTTCTCTAGCTGATGTGTCATTACCATCATATACATCATTAAACTCTTGAATTGTTACTGTACCATTAGTAGCAACATCATAACTAATACCAAGTTCAGCTGCTACTGATTTTAAATTACTATATAAACCATCTAAGGTTTTAATTATTGTATCACCATTAGGTAATACACCATTATTTAAATCTTCTAGGTCTCCAATGGCAGTGCCAATTTCATTGGTCTTTACCCTCCATTCTTCAAAAGTATTTGTATTAAGAATTTTAACAGTGTTTGGCATAATTTACTTCTCGTGTAATTGGGTTAGTATTTTTTCAACAACATCTTCAAGATAAAGAATTCTAGATTCTAATTTCTTTCGAGCTGTACTAGCAGCCCTTGCTTGTTGAGCTCCATTCTTATCGTTATTTATAACAGCATTAGTTAAATTGTCTCTAACTAATGCTGTATTACCTGTTATTTTTTGTTTCATTAATCGATAATCGCGATAGCCCTAAGGTTTCTACATGATGGAATTCTACCGGTACGTGTAGACTTCATAACGATCTTAATAGCAAAGGTACTAAATATATCATCAGTACCAGCACCAACTCTAACAGAATATGCAACTTCATCATATATCCCACTATCATTAAATGGCACAGTACCTACTGCTTCTATCCATGGTTTCTGGTCGAAGCCATCAGTAGTATTTTCTAATTTATAGTATACAGAAACATCTGTTGTAAATGGTCTATTGATATCTAAATATATTTTTAATTCATCAGAGGCATCATCTAAAGTTACCGTCTTAGTAATATATTTAGCTAAGTTAGAACCACCTACTGCATCAGTTTCAGGTATAGTAGTATCATTATTAATTCTATTAGATATAGTAGCTACTGAACATCTATCAGTATCAATAATAGGGGATAAATTATTTAAAGTAGTACTCATAATTCCCTTTATATCAAGAGTACTAGTTGTACCTTGATTGATAGTATATTCACCATTAGTCTCTAAGTCAGTATTTACTAAACATGAAGCATAACCTGTACGTCCTGTAGAACCTAATTCTTGCGAATTAATACTAAAATCTATAAGGGTATTAGGTAACGTTACTTCTTGTATCATAGGGTGGAGGGTATTCCATCTAAGATTTACTGATATCTCAAAGTGGTTTAAACCACCAATACCACTTGATGTAGCTATTGAATCTGCTGTTGTACCTGTCGTATTAAGGGCAGTAATTTTAAATGTATCTCTAGTGGTAGAACCATCAACAATAACAAATGATCCTTTAAGGTTATCAATATGAATTCCATGCACCTCACCACTCTCGATATTATGGTCAATGACTACAGTTTCAAGATCACTTAAACCATGGTTTCTACAGAAAACTAATATTTCACCAGAAGTACTAGTAAATGATAGAGGGTTTCTAACTAAAGATCTACTAGATAATTCAGAGTTACTTAAAATAACTTCACTTTGAGAAACAAATCTAGCACGATTTACTCTAAAGGCTATATCAATATTTTGATCTGGTGTCCATGTAGAATCATTAGCACTCTTAAAGAATACTCCATTATATGGTTGCTTAGTAATCTTATTACCATTAACATCATCTTCACCGATATGGGCAATACGCGCATGATATTGATCAGTTGACGCCTTAAGGACGAAACAGTATTCAATATTATCTTGAAGATATATTGGGTGTTTAAATGTAAATTTAGTAAATTCCCCTTCACTAATAGATACTTGATCAGGGTTAATTGTTACATCACCCCCTGGTAAGATAGTCATAGTAGGATATCCATGAACCATTTCACGTACTTGTAGTTGCACTGGAATATTATCATCTTTCATTTCAAACATTATTTCAATAGAAGTAATGAATGCGCCACCAGGGCCAGCAGGTAAATCAATTGTAGCTGCATCAGCCATAAGATCATTACCATATGAACCAATCATAAATGACTGAGCAATAGGATCATACCAAAAACCACTAGAGCGGTATTGATTAGCTCCAGCAGAAGTCTCTAATCTAGGGGTTCTAGTAGAAATAGAAACATTTTCTACTGTTTCTAATAATCCAGTAGCACTATATATTGCTTCAGCTGCAGTACCTTCTCCGTTTAATTCAGCATTACTAATATCAGACGTTAATCTAAATACCTTAGAACCTGTACTAAAGTTTAAATTTTCATTATTAGGAATAAATAATGAACCAGTTATAGCTCCATTATTATCAGTTATTAATGCCCCTGCTCCACTTGGATGTTGGGTTCTATTATTAATACCTACAGTAGGTTTAAAGTTATTTACTTCTACGCTATTAACAAAACTAGATATATTAACACCATCAAAGAATGGATATACAGTTGTATTTGGCTTCATACGTAAAGCTTTAAAGTTAACTATTCTTGAACGCATGAATGGAACTAGTTCAACCGATACTGTTCTATCACCAATTTCTGTAACTACTGTATCAGTAATAATTGTAGTAACCTGTGAACTTCTCATATCAACATTAAACGCATCGCCTCTACCAGAAGATATTCCAGCAAAATTTCTTACGGCAGTACTTGATATTCCAGACCATACTCTCGACCAATTACCCCAAACAGTACCTGTTGAATTAGTAGAGTTTAGACTAGCTAGCATCGATGCATAAATTCCATCGTTATCAACTACAACCTCTGGTCGTCTTTCAGTATCTTTCCAATCATCACTACTTGGTGATAAATCAATACCACCCGCCCATTCGAATACATTATATGGATTAACGTTAGTCCATGATGAATATTTGTCTTGGCTAATTAAGTTAACTTCATTGTATGGTAGGGTTAACATACCATCATTTAATCCGTTATTAGTAACATCTCCACTAGCTAATAGTGTAGTACCATCATAGCTAGTTAAATCTAAATTAGCATTATCTTCAGAATATGTTGGACGTAGAATACCCATACGTGGATCAATAGCTGCTGAATAATCTGAATGAGCGCCATAGGCTACATTAGATGATAGGAATGAATCTACTAAGAATCCAGTTTTAAATTTACTTGTACCACCTTCCCCTAATATTTGTCGATCAGAAGCTTCTTTTTCTAATAGTGATAATACACTTTGGTATTCCACCTTTTTAATTCTACGATCAATCTTACCAATATCTTGCATGGTGTATCTACGATTATCTGAATAATCCATAGATAAATCACCTGAAGCCATTGTATAAGGCGGAACGTTAACGGTATATAATACCATAGCGTCTTTAGGTGATGATGGTGCTTGTGGCACTTCCGCTGAAACTCCCTCAATAACTGAGAAAGTAGCATCTTGTTTTAAGGCAACTTTATCAATTCTACCTAAATAGAATTCAATATCTGTTTTAAAATATGTATTATGTAATGGACATGTTGGTACATGGCTAAATGTAATATTACCAGAAGCTGCTTTAATTACTAAAGGTCTAAAGTCGACAGCTGAAGCTAATGATATACCTTCAAATACTGGGATATCCTCATAGCTTACGCCTGCAGGATATGAATCAATTGTAAAGAATGTACCACCAGCATGATTAAAATAATCATAGTTAACGGTAACATTGCCTTGTATTTGGTAAGTAGTACCTGGAAGGTATCTAATAGAAGCAACATGGTAATGGGTATATCTTTGCCCTGAATCAATAAAGAAGTATTCAGTAACATCATCAGTACCATCTAAAATTACCACTGAATTAGGAATAATATCTGCCTTACTTAATTCTATTCCACCAGAAAAATTAGCACTTGCCGTAAATGAATCGCTACTAGTAGCTACTGTTTTACTTGAATGAATTTGTCCTGATACTACTGGAGCTACTAGTCCTACATAATCATTAGTCTCGTAATTAACAAATGCTGAACTTGATATTGTTGCAGAAGATCCATCTAACCCTAAAGTTACATTATATGTATTAGGATCCATTATAGCGCCATTTTTATCTGTGACGAAATATGTGCCAGCAACATATGCTGAGAAATATTGATTATTCGGGTGGTCTACTACGAATGCTACATCTTGATTACCTGTTGCTTGTTTAGGAAATGTCTGTACGTAAGTTACTTCGTAATCATAAGCAGCATTATTTACTGTATCTTTACAAGCTTTAACTCGATCATACGGTAATTCGAATACTAACGAATCATTACCTAAGTTAACTATCGATATTTGAGACTCAAAAGTTGAAGCTTTAATGTTATCGCCAACACCTAAGCCACCACCTTGAACATCAAATATATCTAGCTTAAAATATCCAGTTCTATCTGATTGTCTCATTGATCTAATTCTAAAGGTAACTCCAGTATTATTACCACTACTATTTACAACGTTTACAATATCTAAAGTACCAAGTTCAGGTTGATCTACAGTATTAGCATACGCACATTCAATCCAATTGTGATGGGTTAAGTTTGTAGCTTGTGAACCATTATATGCGAATTCTCTAGCTTTGTTTAAGGTAACTTTAGTATCAGACTCCGTCTGTACTTCGTATCCTCTAACATAACCTTTAGACGCCTTAACGTTTAACTCAAAGGTAGTCTCAGCATTAGAATCAAATGGTTCAAATGAACCAATAAATGGATTTACTGTATAGTTACCAGACTCATCAAAGGTTCTTCTTGCTAAAGTTTCTTCTAATACTGCATATTGAGTACCACGTACTTGCTTAAGAATATTACCACTTTGTACTCTAGTTAATAGAATGAAATTACCAGCCGTTGCTGAATTTACCGGTTGGGTAACAAAAACTGCTGATATCTTATAACGATGTGCACCAGGGGCAGATTCGTTAGGACTACCTTGGGCATTATCATTTAATGATCCATCTTCCCCTGGAGTAATTATTTCTTCTGACACTTGTAAACCAATATCAGCTGATACCGTTGGGCTCCACTCTACAAAGGCATTATCAGCCCCATCAGGAGTACCATATTTTTCTAATACGATAGTCTTACCTTGGACTACAACAAAATGTTTCTTAATGTAATAAATTCCATGGTCAACTGATGTTATAGAACCATAGCCGATTGATGGGAATCCATTAGTTGTAACGCCTGTAGAGCCATTACTTGAAATTATAATACTAGCAGTATATAGCAGTTGATTATTTTCATCAATCACCTCACCGGTAATAGTAGATCCTTCAGTAAATACTCCAGAACCATCAGTATACTTAATATATAAAGTAGTTTTATCTGAGGTATCAATATCAGCCGCTATAGTATGTAATACTTGGGCAGAATTAACACCATCAGATAAAGAAAGTCCTTGTAAATCCTGTATATTAGTAACTGCTGAAGAATCAACTTGGAGATATACAACTTTTAAGTTATTATGTAAATTACCTGGAATTACAACCGAACCATCTTTAAATAAGTGATCACCTACTGCTTGAATTTGATTCTGCAGCATTGACTGTATCTGGGTAAGCTCTCTAGCTTGTACAGCATGGCCAGGTCTAAATAAGATTCTATTATATTTTTCTCTAGGGGTTAATCCATCTACCGCTGTAGCTTGGTTAAAATCATCCCAATATGGTTCAATATTAAATTTAAGTGCCATGTGTAATTCCTAATTAAAATGCTAAAACTAATCTAATAGTTTCTAATTGATCTGCGCCTCTAGTTACTGCTAATCTATTTTCTACAAATAGAACTTGTCCTGAATATCTAGCAATAGTTGATTCTATCATAGGCATAACAGTATCTAATGTACTACCACCACTAGTATCATCGTTATTTCTAATAACATCATCAGTTCTAAATGGAGTATAGCCAGTAATTTCATCCTGACTATAGTAAATAATTCCTGTACTATTGTCATAAGTAACAATATTAGCTTTTGCCCCAGATACTGTTCCAATAATAGTTAAATCATCTAAATAATAACTTTCTAATCCAGCAGGTACAACTAACATATTAGTACCGATATATGAATCATCTATACCTAGAATATTAGCACCACCTATAACATTTTCCATAGGGTTTTTAATAATACCTATTTGTCTAAAATCATTAGTATTAGGTAAATTATCTGTACCTTGGAATACTTTATTAAGGCCTACATAATGGGCTCTTAAATCACGTCGTGGATCAGCACCAAAACCACCAGCAGGACCTAATACTCCTCTAGCTGTAGCTCCTGTGCCACCTGAACCATTTATGTTTACTTCAACATGCTCATAGTTTAAACCAGGATCTTGAATAATAATATCTTCAATAGATCCAGTTGGTACTAAAACATCATCAACTGTTTCCATAACCATAGTCGCAAATGCTATAGTACCAGAACCATTACCCATAACTTTTACATCTAATTCACCTGATACAGGGCCTGCAGAAGGATCACTAACTATTTTAGCAGCATTAGGATAAACAATACCATTAACAGTATAAGTTACAATTGTTGGGGTATAATCATCACCTGCCGTTAATAATTTGATATTATATATGGCACCAGATTTAGCTGTATCTTGTACGGCCTTTTGGGCGGTACCTGCTAAGTCTGCTGCATCAGGTAAACCTTCAATTTTTCTTACCGGGATAAAGTCTGTTGTTAAAAATCTATTAGTATCACCAATTGATGTCGTAAACAAATACTTCCACTTATAACCATCAGATAACATTACTGGATCATTAGTAACACCAATACCTGTATCAGGGTTAACGATAGATCCGGCTGGACCAGACTTTAAGCAAATATATACGTTATTATTATTTGAAATAACAAAGTATTCAACAGTAGCTCCTTCGATATTCTCTGCACGATCATCATATTCATCATATGCTCTACCTTGTACCCATAACTTACCAGGGGATACTGAAGTAATTTCATCTAATGCTACTTTCTTAAGGGCATATATATTATCCCATAGTTTAATACCTGTATGATCGTTTTCATATGGCTCTTCAGGAGTTGTATCTCCATCTACCCACCCCATTGCTTTACCTAAAGCTATATAATAATTTTGAGAATTGATACTGTCAACAAACCTCTGGGTCGCATCAAGTCTAAATTCATTTGTAATAATTGCTGACATTATTTACTCCGTTATGTTATGGTGATTTTACACCCAAATTGTTTTCCGATATTCTTATTTATAACATCCCCAAAAGTAAATTCTGCATAATCATATATCGGTCTAGGATTAGAGAATTTAGTTCCTTCAAAGTGATCCCATAAATCTAAATTAGTATTAGTAAAGGTATGGTTATCTTCAGTGTTAATATTAGTATGTTTGACTAATTCTTTTTCTAATGAAAATATACCTAAATTAATATTACTAGCAGTATATCCCCTAGCATATTCATATTTAGGTATACGCTTAGGGTCATAATAGCTTGATGCTTCATAAGCATATCTATCTAATAGAGGGGCATCAATTATATTAGCCGCAAATGATAAGATCTTATTATGAACAATTTCCCATTGGAATCCAGGAGGGGTAGGTATTCTAGATCCAAGCATTTCAATGAAGATATATATTTCACCAAAGAATATAAACCCTGCAGGGTGAATTAATCTAGTAAATGCACTCTTCCATGCTTCAATATTTTTACCAGTCTTTAATACATATGAAAACCGTTGGTAAAAATGTGAATCTTGTATAAATCTAAGGTCTGATAAAAATCCATCAGCTGTAGTATATAAGCCTCGACGATATACTTTAACTATACTTCCTGCTGGTAATACCCTATCAAATTGCATAGAACCCATATAGTGATCACCATGTAAAGGTGAATCACTATTATCTATTAACCCAGTATCATCAGGATCATATCTATGAAGGTTCTGCCTTAATATAACTGTATTATCGATGATGTTATCTACAAAAACAATACCATCATCGAACTGAGGCATTAAACCATTATCATCTTTAGCAAAAATATAATCAGTAGCTTCCCCTATAGTCCAAGTATAGACGGGAGCATATGGGATAGTTGCTGTTTCTCCACTAATAAATTTCTCATGGGCTTCAATAACATCTGCCGATTGATCATACCATTTACCATCAGAAGCAATAAGCATATCTTCATAAGGGAAATGTATTTCAACCTCATCATCATAGATTAAACGGAAAAACGTTTTAATTGAATCAGGAGTACCACGTGATTGATAGAATTCTATTAAGTGTTTATAGAATAATCTTGGATCTGCCGCAAAGTCTCTAGGAATTGGTGTACCTATTTCAATCTGAAGCTCAGTTAATAGGTGCTCTTCAATTAGATCTATATCACGTTGATGGTCTAATTGATTTAGATAATAGCCAGATCTATGCTCAGTCTCTAGGAATAATGCATATACCTTAATAAATTCTATTAAGTCAGGATAATTAGTAGCTACATGTTCAGGTACTAAATTATCTACAAATGAGGATAAATTAATAGCCATTAGGTGTCACTCACCGTACTATAATTAATACCTGCTGTAGTACCACCAACAGCCATAGTATCAACTTCCCCTTGTATAGTGGAATCACCATCTATAATAGTTAATAATTCATTACGCATAGGCGATATATCTGATGACGCTGGCTTGGTATATATTTTCATAATTGGCCCACCAATATGTTCACTTAAATTAAATCCATTTAGGGTAATTCTACCTGATGCTATATTAACCTCACCGATATCAGTGTGGATTATATTATCATTATATGCATCGATTATTCGAATAATATGTTTATTACGCTTTACATCAAAAAAGTCTTGAAGTATACACACAATATTATTATATCTAAACGCTGTTGAAGTCATATAGCCCTTACCGTATTTAGTTAACCCTTGGTTAAAATCAAATACGTATAATTTCTCTTCATCAACCACCGGAGTAAATTTCTTATACATCGACACACGTGTAATATTAGAGATAATAGCAGGATCACTATTATCAATAAGGGTAGATACATTAGAACTTCTAAATACCCCATCAAATGTATTAAGCTCAGTATGAGCATATGTCTGCACGTTGGTATTAATCATATTAGATAAACCAGCAACAGTAACATTAGATAGATTAGGATTATATTTAAAGAAAATATCTAAATTAATATACGTATATGACGGATCTACTAACTTTGGAGTAATTGATACAATGTTCTTAGGTTTCAAATACTGGCCAATGATTTTATTTTTATCAGCCTCTGATAAAACTTCACCATCTAAAGGTTTAATAGATACATATACTTTACCATAATCAGGTGGATCATTATCTTCACCACCCCATACGGTTAAGGCCTCAATATTTCCAAAGGTATTTTGTAATATACCTTTATAGTCATCAGGGGTAACCGCTCTGTTTTGTGCTACAAACCCTAATGGAGCATTAAATCTTATTGACTCTATATCTTCTGCTGGGGCTCCACCAGATGCTGATTTAGTAGTGGTGATAATAGCATCACTATTACCTTCAATTGAATCTATTAAAGTAAATATTTCTCCAGTATTAATATTACCTCTACCTACTGACGAAAATACTACTTCAATAATATTACCTATTTCAGGCTTTTTACCAATAATACCATCACCGAATGAAATTTGGTAAAATCCTTCACGTGATTCCTCTAAGAAATATACTTCTGATTTAGCATTAATATCAGTAATATTAATTGCCTTTGAATAAGTTTTAAACTCAGTTGAAGTTGCTGCACTATATATTTTTACTTCTATAGAATCAGTATTTACAAATGCATCTCTAATTATATAGTTTTCAAAACCATAACTGTCGTAATCAAATTGTAATGCCTTTAAAGTACCTTGCTCTAAAATAACATCTTCGAATATATATACCCCATCACTATTTGGTTTAATAGTGTGGGTATCTTTAGCTATTAAGTTATATGATTTGCCTTCAATATTAGTTGAAAAATTAGTACCACGTAAAATAGTTAATGGTGAATTTTCAACACCAGTATCAATAGGAGATACTAACTCAATATTAACTGTAGCATTAGCAGGTCGTGTTGATCTTGGGGTATACCCAAGCAATTTAGCATGTGATACAACAGACTGTCTAAGCTGTGATGTATCAAGGAATGTTTCGTTAAGGGCAAAATTAGCATTAACCGCATTCATATGGGTTATATATGATAAGGTATCAATAATAGTATTTAGGGCAGAACCCTCATAATTATAATCCTGGAATGGACCAGGTTGCTCTTTCATAAAACCAATTAAATTAGCTTTAATTTTATCAAAGTCCATCTCTGACGCATTAATTCTTTTAGTACTCATCGTATTCTCTCTAGTGTTGTTTCTATATCAGCTACATCTTCAGTAGCAACTACTTGAATTGTTATAACTATATTAACTATATGTGGGTTTGATGCTGAACTATTAATATTCACATTTAATACTATAACTCTTGGCTCATCATTACTAATAGCTATAGATATCTGACTAGCTATAGCAGCTAATGTAGGATAGCTTAGATCTTCAAAAAGAAACTGTCTTAAATTAGCACCAAACTCAGGGTTGAATAATCGTTCCCCATAGTTAGTACTTAATATATTAAGTACACTCTGCCTAATAGCATCTAACTCAGTAACTACTGATACATCAGAAGACGAAGATACATTAGGGTTTGCTTTAAACAAAAAGTTTAAATCTGAAAATTGTTTACGAACTAGTAATTCTGCCATATAGCTATTTATTCATTTAAATAAATGTTTTCGCCTTTTAATTGCAAGATACCAACTGCTTCTATATTGATATTCTCTCCGGCCTTAATACTAATAGATTTGTCAGCTTCTATATTAACGTCTTCTTTAGCCAATATATGACAATGGCTATTGGCATGGATCTTAATTTCATTACCAGCTTCTATATTAATATTATCATTAATATTAACTGTAGCTGACATGTCACCCTTAATTACAATCTCCCCTTGAACATGAGCATCCATATGGCCAGCACACGCTATATTAACATTATTAGAACATATTATATTGACAGAACCAAATACCTCTAAGGTATCATCACCAATAACTAACTGATAGTTATCTCTTTCTATTCTTTCTACCTTAGTACCATTTGACTGAATCTCATAATAGGTACCAGACATATGTTTTTCTCTAATACGCTCTGAACCAATAGTATCATCATATTCTTTAAGGTGGCCTGATGTTGTTTCATATACATGATTACGTGGATACTGTGGGTTGTAAGTTGAATATGGTTGGTACTTACCTCTATTAGTATCAAATTCAGAGTCAGGATCCATCTCCCCTCTAACCCTAGTATTATTATCACCAGTTCCTAATCGTTTAGGGAATATACCATCAGGGTCACTAAACCCTTTAGTAGTAGATACACTTGAGGTATTACTTGTGGTAGGTAAAGATCCAAATACCATAAAATCTTGGTAATGTTTATCAATAAAGGTACCTACCACCGATGAACCATTAACTAAATATGTTGAATGCCCTAAGCCAGAAATACCAGGGGTATTACCACTAGCCATAACAATTGACCAAGGTAAGGCTGAAGTTGGGATATCCCCTTTATTATCAGTGTGGATATGCATTACCCTAACTTGTACCCTTCCTAATCTTTGAGGGTCTAAGTTATTTTCTACAATGCCGTAATATAATTCCATAATTTATCCCTTAAACATATCAATTGATTGTGTATAATCTAGTGTAGTAACATCGATGTGGTGTGCAATATTGGATATAATATATCCTCCAGAATATTTATTATTATATTTCTGAATAGCCTCATTAGTAGTTAGTTCTAAGGAAAGTTTATTTCCTACATGCAATGAAGGGATAGCTTGTACCCCATAAGCACTAACTACAAGGGTATCTATTCTTGCATAAATACTCTTAATATTACTGATGTTCTGTGAATCTCTTTTATTTAATAAGCTAGTAATACCTATATCATACATATTATCACGTACAATAGTAATATTCTCTGCTGAATTTGGATAATCACCATATGTAGCTTTAGCTACATTCGAAAATGCTAAGTCAACCTCATTAGTATTCGAACCATATACCCCACTACCTAACTTAGCTATCACATCATTATGTTCTTTATGGATTATAATATTTGAAGCTATCCCTATTCTATTAAATCTTTGGGGTAATAGTAAATACTGGCTCTGCCTTAGTCATTGCTTCTAAAGAAGTTAAACACGAATTAGAAGAGAATTTCTCAAATATAAAAAATGGAGTTATATCTTTATCATACATCTTACTCATAATTTCTTTAACCGCTGACTTAGGGCTAATATTAGGAGCTATATATTGTCCCTTAGTTACAGAATCAGCTAATACTGTTAATGAATCATTACCATATACCCCATTGTAAATATTATTAATGATCTCACTACTTAAACCACTATAAACTTTAGATAATAATATTGAAGAATTCTGTAGATCATTTAAAGAACCTAAATTAATATTATATGTTTTCTTATGTTGGTGGGTTGTTAAGTCCATATCAGTTATCCCATCAACTACAAATTGATGGCTGAATACTGTCTTAAAGTAAGTTAATTCAATAATGATTGAGCTACCAATATTGATGTTAGTATCTGATAACCCGACCCCATCAACTATCTCCATATTACCGGTTAGATTCTTACTTAAATTTTCGATTACATTAATTTTATATACTAAATCAGTTATCGGTAGGGGATTAGAGCTACCATCAAGCTTAATATAAACTTCTAAGTTATCTAATTCCATTAGGTCATTTCTCTTCGGTATTCAGCAATGAATTCATCGATGCGTTCTGGCTTTATTATATTAATGGTTCTATTAGCATTATTAATAAATGCTTCATATTCATAGTTACTTATTATACTAGTACCTGCAGCACGTGGGTTAGTTATATCACCAGTAAAATTATCAACATAGTATTTAGGGCCAAAGGCTGCATCCCCTGAAAATTCAGATAAGAATATTGATGAGCCATCTCGAGTAATATATTCACCTGTTGCTCTAAATTCTCCTTCAATCATATCAACTATAACATATTTTTGTGAAGGAAAAACCTCACGGACAGTAGCCCTAGCGCCTGATGTATTACCTGTGACCTCATCACCAGCCTTTAGTGGGGTTGCGTCATCAGTAAGACTATTAACGCCAACGGCATCGCCTAAGTTAGATTCTATCTCTGCTACTATTACCGTACCTACATATTTTGCTTTAGTATATTCAAGTAATTGATCTTGTGATTTAGGCCAATCATTCCAAATATTATTTAGTTCAGAATTTAATAATATGAATGTCCAATAGTATTCAGTAGTTCCATATAGCCTAGTACTTAACTGCTCTGGTCTCTCTCCATCTTCAATTAAAATATCACTATATAGTTCAATGCTTTGCAAAGTTCGATAGTTAACTTTAGTTGTAGACGTTAAGTTAACTACATTACTAAATACCCCATCCCCTTCAAAATCGTAAGCAGTGTTTTTAAAAAAATTAAAATATCCCATAATTAGTATCCTCTCTCTTCTACATCATCACGATATATTGGTGTTATTTCACTTAACGTGACGCTAAAATCTATTTCAACTGGAGTATTATCTACTTCAAAAAACGATGCTGAATTAGGGTTATATGTAACATTTGTAGATGTTATAACTAACGGCGGTAATCCTGCAAAACCTTTTGCCCCATGGAATGATATAACTACTTGGTCTGGTACAGATAAGGTTATAGATGATTTTCTATTAGCATGGGCAGATCCTCTAAAGCGTTTAATTA